AAGAATTTCAGTGCTGAGGATGTTGGCGAGTTCGGTTTCAGCGTCAAGTCCGTGAACAGCCTTGAGGTCCTGAGCAAGCTCAGTGGTGTACTCTGCCTTTAGAGCGCGAGTCTTGGCAGTTACGGCAATACGGTCGATAGCAAAAGCCATTTCCTTAAATGGAGTTCCAGCAACTCCAAGATTTTCAGCGGTGCTTGTGTTAAACGCCTTGAAATCTTCTCCAAAGATAGTAGCCTTTGAAACAGTATTTCCAGAGAAGCTTAGTGGGGCGACTCCAGTAAGTGGATCGGTTGCAGCACCAGTTGAGGTTGAACCTGAACCGCTGAACTTAGCGAATGGTTCAGCGAATAGAGCTTCATCTCCACTCTGGCTGTCATACTTAGATCTCATTGCGAAAATGAGTCCGGTAGGAGCAGTCATGGGCTGAACACCAGCGATATCGTAGGCCATGAGGTTAGGCATAGCACGACGAACAAGGCTGATGAGGATTGGGTCATAACCAGCTAGGTTGGTGTTAGGGGCACCATTAGTGTTAAGATTGAATCCACCACCAATTGCATTGGCTGAAGTTTCGGTTAGATACTGCTGACGCATAGCAGCTTCTTGGTTCTCAAGAAGGACTGCGGTTACTTTCTTCTTGTATACATCTTCAATAGCGGGAACTGCGTCGTGATTTAGGACGGGGTTCCACTTTTCAGTTAAAATATCATACGGTGTTGAGTCTTCGAACATTTTTATTTTTCTCCTGTGTTATTTAGGTTAAATCCTGATTATTTCTTAATGTGTCTACTCATTGCTCTAGCCACCTGAGCGACGGTTTCATTGTCAATAGTGGGTGCTGAAGGCTGAACCATCTCATGTAGATCCATTACTGGACTAGCTACTGGAGCTACTGAAGCTGGTCTGGCTTCTTGTTTTCTGAAGAAATAAGCTTCCTTAAGCGATTGTAGCTTACCTCTAAACGAATCTTCTCCATCGAAATCAAGGCCCTTGGCAAGCGAACCTAGTTTCTCGACTTGTGTATCGGTTAATCCATGGCATTCTTCAAGGAAGATGCTTGAGATCTTATTGGCAACACTTTCCTTTTTGAGGTTCATGTTTTCGTTAATGACCTTGTTCATGGTTCTTGTCAATTCATCATTTTGTTCAAATAGTTCATCGACAAGGTTGTACTTCTCTTCTGGAACATCAATGTAATGTGCTTCGAATAGATTCTTGAGGCCACGAATGAAGTTTTCAGCAACTTGAGTCTTGATGCCGCGTTCAACTTCAACCTTGTTCTCTGTCATCCATTCTTCTACGACATAGCCAAGATACTCATCAAGTTTCTCAGCCAATGTTCCTGCCATAATTTCAAGATTCTTCTCATACTGCTCGGCAAGAATCTTGGTGGTGTTCTTAGCGTGCTCTTCAACCTTTTCATTGAGTGCAGCAACAAACACGGTCTGTAGCTTGTTTACAACTTCTTCTGAAAGTGAAGCGTCAGCAAAGATTGCGTCAAATGCTTCCTTCATCTGAACAGGTGATACCTTGGGGGTAGCAATAGTCATTTGGTTGTAGGGAGCAAGCTTGGCCATGTTTGGATCCATTCTTGGATCGGTTTGAATGAATACTCTACCGCCATTAGCATCCATGCTGCCCATACCATTGACATCAAAGTCAACGAATCCAGCTGCTTGTTTGCCGGGGTTAGAAGAAGTATCTTCATCCTCGGACTCATCGGTTTCGTCCTCGGTATCCATATCTTCTTCCTCAGTTTCATCTTCCATTTCTTCGCTTAAAATTTCATCTTCGATATATTTTTTTCTATTTCTCATATTTTCTCCTAAATTATTTATTATTCTGCATCTTGAGCTGATGGCAGTAATGAATCAGCGGTTTGTGGACTTACTCTTTTAGTTCCATCAGATCTTTCTGTTGGATCAAAAATTGCAAATGGATTGTAGCGTGTAACGCTAACTGCCTTTGCTAACTGGAATGGATTTCTACCAGCAGCATTGACTAATGTATTTGCTAACGAACTACCAACGTCACGAAGACTTTGTACTAGAGTAACGTCCAAAAAATCTTTCATATTCTTTTGAAGAATATCTTTAAGGTTAATATCTCCTAATGACTGCTTAACTGCCGCAGATCCTATTAATGCAGTGGCAGCATCTCTTACTAAAGTCTCTGGGGACATATTGTTTAAAGCTTTTTCTGCATAATTTGTTACATCAGCTTCAGAGTCAAATGAAGTTTGCTCTGCGAGAGTCTTTTCTTGAGACTTGAGAACATTCAACTCTTCCTGAAGTTGAGCAATTTGCTTTAAATATGTTTGTTCTAAGTAGTTCATAGATTTCTTAAAAAGTGTTCGAATGTCTTAAGAACCTTTTCTTGAAGTTGTTTACTTGGAGTCTTAAGAATTTCTTTCTTATAGTTTGAGATGGTTTGTTCTTTAAGAACGCCATTGCTCCAAACCCATTCCTTACCTTCCATGATGCCATTGACAAAGGCATGTGGAGCAGAAGGATCTGCCACTATGTCAACTGCGGCAAGCATGAAGTCTTCTTGTACTTGATTTACGCCTTCTTTAGTCTTCTTGAGAGAACCCATGCCTCTAGAAGAAACCCCGAGTTGAACTCCTTCACCTAGAAGACTCTTTACGATCTTTCCAGTTGGAGTATCAAGAATCTTAGCCTTACCATAAACATCATTACCGCGTTCATGGAGTTCTGTGATAAGATGTGAGACTCTGTCTAGATTGACAGAAGGACCAGTTGGGTGGTTTAATTCACCGAAGGCTCTCTTGTTATTGACATGTTCGTTGATGTAACGTCTTACCTCATTCATAAGAATAGGCTTGGGATAAGTTCTACCATTTCTATTCTTGGTATCAGCTTGCATGAAAATGCCTTCGATGAAATAGTTTTTACTATTACCATCGATACTTTCGGTAATTACACGAACATTTTCAACTGTTTCGGTGATTAACTTCATTTCTTGTTCTTCTTCTTAGCAGTAATGCTCTTTGCCTTTGCAACTGCTTTGTCCTGTGGCATTCCCATCTTCATGAACTTGGTAGCAATGGCATCTTCAGTATCGTTTCCGACCTGACCATCTCCATCGACATCTTGCATCTTACCTTCATTGAAATAGGTTCTTGAGACTTCGATGTACTTTTCGTTTAGTTTGTGTTTTAGCTTAGAATAAAGCATTTCGCGGACAGTGTTTCTAGCACCGACCGCATTCTCTTCAAGGATTTGTTTGAAAACTTTCTTTGATGACATTTTTATTTCCTTATGTTTTTGCTGAAATCTAAAATATTTCTGTAGTTTTTGCTATTTTCAAATAGCGAAGAAGTCATTTTAACACGGTTATTTTCATTTAGATTATCAAACAAAATAGCCAACTTTTGCCCTTCTTTGCTACTAATACTTATATTTTCGCCACTGTTTAATTTAATGTCTATAGGGTATTTTGCCTGTAAAGATTCCTTTATGACTGAAACGAATCTACCCATAGAATCAGTGGAGGTCTTTGGAGTGCATTTTTGAAGCATTTTATTTTGTTCAAAAAGCATTTTTTCATTAATCAACTGGCTAACTCTGAAAGAAAGCTCATTTTTGATGTTAAAATTAAGTTTGTTTTTGTCTAATGACTCAAAAACAATCTTTTTCAGTCTATGTTTCATTGTTGCTCCTGTTGCATTTGCTGTTGTTGAGCTGCCGCAGCTTGTTGCATCTTCAAGATATCAAACTGCATCTGAGTATTTATTACTTCAATATCTTCATCAGATTGCTTAAGAATATTCTTACGAATATAATCTGAAGAAAAATACTTACCAATGTATTGTTCAGCAGCGGCAACAAGGTCTAGTCTACTAGCAAGTACTTCTGCATCTTTAAGATCATTGAAATATGAATCTGTATTGAATTCAAATTCAATGTCGGAATACATGTCATCCCAATCTTCTACAGTAATGATTCCCTTGAGAATTAACTGAACTTTGAGAAGATTCAAGAACAATACTGAGAAGCGTAAACGAATTCTTTCAATAAACTTGAAGAATTTAACTTCATCTCTGGTGATCTCAGCAGATCTGCCCATGTTAAACGTATTGTCACCCGCTAATCTTGATGCTGGAATATTAAGAGACTGATAAAGCTTGCGCTTGAAATATTCAACATCAGTCATTTCTCCTAGATTCTGGCCACCATCAAGAGTAGAGATTTCTGTACCTCTACCCCCTTCTCTTCTTGGCATCCAGTAATCTTCAAGCATGGCCATGTGATTGCGATCATCTTTGATTTCACCAGTTGTCTGGTTGTAAATCATTCTGTTGCGATATCTGTTCATCAATTCACGCACATATTGTTCTGCCTTTTGCTTTGGCAAATTCCCAACGTCAACATAGAAAATGCGACGTTCTGGTGCGCGTGAAATTCTATACACTACAATTGCGTCTTCTAATTGACGCAACATGTTCATAGTTCTAATAGCCTTTTGGAGGTATCCAACGACTCTCTTTGTATTCATATCTACTAACCCAGAGTGAGCATAGCAGATTGAATCGGTTGATAATCTAAGACCAGTTGGTCCAGTTGATATTAAAGAATCTTTGTTAGTATCCGTATAAAGATAATATTCTTCAACTTCTTGAATCATTGGTACGATGGCCGAGCCAACTCTCTTCTGATTCTTTTTAAGATTTTTGATTTTCTTGATTTTGATTGGATCAAGTGGTATAAGTTTTCTTATTCCTAGCTGAGGATTGTCATTATCAATTTCTAGGAAATAATAAATTTTTCCATCAATATACCATCTACGGAAAATTTCATAACATTTTCCTTTGAAATCCATAATCTTCAGTAAGTTATCAAACTCTTTATGCATCTTTGATTTGATGCTATCCGAAAGATTAAGTTTATCTAATTGTAATTTAATTGGCTTACGATCTGTACCAAGAACAATTGTTTCGTTTACAATTTCATCAATTGCTGTATCTACTTCAGGGTAGAGAGACATGTTTCGATACTGAGCAATGAATGCACCATCATCTCTAGCGTTGCCCGTAAAGTCGATGTAGGTGCCATAAACACCCCCAGTCTCTACTAGGTAACTGCCATCATAGTCTTCTGGTGGCATCGGGGAAGCAATCGACTGATCACCTTCAACCTCTTTGCCTTTCTTCTTACCAAAACTAAAACCTAAAATATCAGATAGTGCCATAATAAATCCTATTAATTAATATTAATTGTTCCGTCTTTTGTAAACACATCAACCACGCTATCGTATGCTATAACCATGCTAAATTGACACACGGTATTTTTTTGATTCATATCAAGTTCTATTGGGCCTACAATGTAAGGAAAACATCCTTCAAGCGTAACGCTTTTAATTGTGTCGCCGTTTAACCCAAGTTGTTTAACAATCCAACCATTCTGCTTGTAAGAATCGTAGCTAGAAGCAGAGGTAGTTCTAAGATTTGAATCATGGTCGTTTATACTGTTACTCCATTTGTGGAATGCTTCCCAAACAGTATCAGTCCCCGTGTCATCTAGAATTGTGACATTCCAGAATGGAAATAGTCTATCTCCGGGATTCTTTAGAGTTCTACCTCTATAGTTATACCGAAGAGTTGTAAGATTTGCTGGAGGAACATTTAATGCTAGAGCATGAATATGGAATCCACCAGTATTATCATTTCCCCACCCATTATTTGAATTGGGAATTTGCCCGGAAATAGAATATCTGTTTCCTCTTGGGAATGAGGTAAAAGCATCTCTGAAGGTTGAAATTTTGCTATCGCAGCTCATGAGTATTTTGTTATCCTAAATTGATCGTAATTCATTGTTACATTAAAAACAACAGGATTAACATTTGAAGCATTAAAATTCAAAGCACCTACAGATGCTGGCCAACAACCAAGTAGCTCCAATTCACGAAGAGTGCCATTATTGGTTGTATTTAATTGTCTAACCTTCCAGTTAGTTTTTGTTTTTACAAAGTTAAGATTGTTACTATCCGTAACATTTCCTAAAATTTTATTAATTCTATTTGACCAACTTGTAAATGCTTTCCACAAAGAATTTGTTCCGGTATCGTCATAAACGACCAAATTCCATGCTTCATATTCTCTATCCCCAGCAAGATTTAAAACTCTTCCTCTATAAGGAATTTGAATGATGCCAACATCTGATTGAGGCATACTGGCAGATACTACATGAAAGCAAGTTTGAGGATTCTCGGTAATGATGCTAGGCCAATTACCTTCAACCTCAAATCGGTTTTGGCGAGTGCCACCGTTGAATTTTTGTTTGAAATAACTTAGTGAATTTGCGTTGCTCATCGTTTTCTACCCTATTATCTATGTATTTTAAGGTATGATAATTATTGATTGCTCCACAAAATCATTAGTTGGATTGGTTGTATAGGCTACATCTACCTTCAACCTTCTATTTATGCGATCTACCGG